ACCGAGAAGGGCATAAAACTGCCAATTTGCGTGGATTGCAAGCAGGCAATGGAAGACCGGAAAAGGTGGTTGTGAGGTAATTGCGCAGAGTTTGGAAGAGAGCTAACGAAAGGAGTTGTAATGGCAAATTATCAAGAACAGATTGAACGATTAAACCGCATGAAAGAAAGTAAAGAAAAGGCCGAGACTGAAAACAAGCTGTCTAGTGACCAAATAGCAAATTGGCGCATTGTTTTGAGAAACATTGGAATACCGTTAGCTATGTCAATGCCCGAAAGTATGGTGCAGAAGTTTCGGGATGCATTTCAAAAGCGCATCGAAGCCGAGATTACCGACGATATATAGACACAAAGGGGCGATAAGTGGCATTCGACCAATATAGCTACGGCGACCCTTTGCAAGTCGCCATGCGCCGACAAGCCCAAAGCTGCCACGGTTGCGCGTTTGAAACTGAAATCAAGCTGGCCGGCGACAAGCTGAAATTATGCGCGAAGCTTAAGCCGCACGGTAAAAAATGCAAATTGTACCAGGGGAAGCCATGAAAACAGTTCTGCAATACGCACGATCCGTGAATAGCTCCAATCTTGTTGATGACGAAACACACCACAATCTCGATATTTTAGCGGCGGTGGCTCTAACGTCTGCTCTAGGCGGCCTATTATTCCGGGTAAAGTACAGCGGGGACGAAATGAGCCTAAAGCCGCTTATGCTCATCTGGCGCGAAATGGTGCTGATACGGGCAAAGCGGGGGAAGTGGCTGCACGTAGCCGAGGAAGTGGCGGATATATCAATGTGGGCTTGGATTGATGAAATCTGCCACACGTGCAAGGGCCGGAAGTTTGAGGAAATCCCTAACACCCCATCACTGGCAGCGATTGTCTGCCCGGATTGCGGCGGGACGGGTAAAAGGAAATTAGCGTGCGATGCGGAAATCAGGGATTTTGTGCTGGATAGCATTCAATGCTTGGAAAGTATGGCAAGGGAAGCGGGAAGCATTGCACATAAGAAATTACGTTAAGAAAGTTATATAACCACTTGACAACAAGCAAATGATTAATTATCATTAGCCCTAATTCATCGCAATTGCGACAGGCAGCGGCGGTCTTAGTCCTGTAGAGCCGAGACCTTTTATGCATAACTGTCGCCAAAATTCCTTCATCCGCCCCCTTGCGGACTTCGCCCGGTTAATCCGGGCTTTTTTTATTTCTACGCATCCGGACGTTTCCGGAGTCGCTCTAAGGAGCAGTGATATGGCCGCCAGATTACGCAAGACCCACCAGGAAGATGTACGGACAAAGATAAAAATCGGGAACATCATTGATCGGCTGGAAAAGCATGTTGCCGGGGAAATCGAGCTATCAGCAAGCCAAGTCACATCAGCTAAAATTTTGCTTGATAAAACAATGAGTAACGCCCCGCAGATCGTTGACCAGAAAACAGAGTTGACTGGGACGCTTATACACAAGATAGAGCGCAGCATTGTCCGTCCTAAGGATTGAAACCCCTGAAGTATTCGAGCCGCTACTTTACCCGGCTAGATACAAGGGCGCTTGGGGTGGTCGCGGTAGTGGCAAGTCTCACTTCTTCGCGGAATTGCTCATAGAGGATTGCATAAGGGAAAAGATAGACGCTGTTTGTTTGCGCGAAGTGCAGAAGTCACTCAAGTTTTCCGTTAAGAAGCTGCTTGAAAGTAAGATAGCTTCAATGAATGCAGGTTTGTACTTTGAGGTGCAGAACGAGCAGATAAAAGCCAAGAATGGTGGCGTAATCATCTTTCAAGGCATGCAGGATCATACCTCGGACAGTATCAAGTCGCTGGAAGGGTTTAAGCGGGCATGGTTTGAAGAGGCGCAATCAGCCAGCCAGCGCAGCCTAGACTTACTTAGGCCGACGATTCGCTCTCCAGGTAGCGAAATGTGGTTTAGCTGGAACCCTAATTTAGCCACTGACCCGATAGACGTATTGCTACGCGGTGACAATCCACCCCCTGGCGCTGTAGTAGTTAAGGCGAACTACAAAGACAATCCTTGGCTGCCAGACGAACTGCTGGCAGAGATGGAATATGACAAACGGCGCGACCCGGACAAATACGCGCATATCTGGCTAGGTGAGTATCAGCGCAATTCCGAGGCTAGAGTATTCAAGAACTGGACGATTGAAGAGTTTGAGCGCCCATCAGGTACGGTGTACAGACTAGGTGCGGACTGGGGATTCTCTGTTGACCCATCTGTATTGGTGCGCGCCTCAATTGATGGCAACAGGCTATATATTGACTATGAGGCCTATTCGGTAGGCTGCGAGATAGTCAACTTGCCCGAACTCTTTATGAGCGTGCCAGAGGCAGAGAAATGGCCGATTACTGCCGACTCAGCCCGACCCGAAACAATCAGCCACATGCAGAAAAACGGCTTCCCTCGCATCAGGGCAGCAATCAAAGGCAGCGGATCAATTGAGGATGGTATCGAGTGGCTAAAGTCATTCGATATCGTTGTGCATCCCCGGTGTATTCACACCATCGATGAGCTAACCATGTACAGCTACAAGACCGACCCGCTAACAGGTCTGGTGATGCCTGTGCTCGAAGATAAATACAACCACGTGATAGACGCGCTGCGCTATGCCTGCGAAGGAGCTAGGCGCGCCAAACCCATTAAGCCAGCCAAGGATAAAAATGTTCACAAATATCACCACGCACACGGATGGATGGGCTAAGTGAGCGACGATCCCAAGAAGTCTGATGATATTGTCACTGAGGCGAAAAAACGCTTCCAGAAGGCAAAAGAGGCTTATCACGACTCACGCAAACTGGCTGTGGAAGATACCCGCTTTGCCATGGGCGATTCGGATAACGGCTGGCAATGGCCGGATGAGATAAGCAAGTCTCGCCAGGCTGATAAGCGTGTTTGTCTGACGGTCAACATGACGGCTCAACATTGCAATCAGATCATCAACAACATCCGGCAGAACAGGCCAGCCGTAAAAGTATCGCCGGTTGATAACAGCGCAGACAAGGAAGCGGCTGAAATCCTGTCAGGGCTGATTCGCAACATCCAGGCATCAAGCGCTGCCGATGATGCGCATGACACAGCGGCAGAACACAGCGTTTATGGTGGCGAGGGATACTGGCGGATTATTACTGAGTTCGAAAGCCCGACAAGTTTCAATCAGGTAATTAAGATCAAGTCGTGTCCTAATCCGCACATGATCTACATTGATCCTAACTGCAAGGAACTGGACAAGTCCGACGCGCAATGGGGCTTTGTGTTCGAGGATATCACCAAAGAGCAGGCCAAGCGCGAACACCCGGACATTGATCCGAAATCATGGGAGATGGATGACGGCGGATGGGTGCAGGAAGAGACTATTCGACGTGCCGAATATTTTTACTGCACCATCGTTAAAGACACGGCATGCCTGTTGGTTGATGGTTCAGTCGTATTGAAATCGGAATTGCCCGAGGGCGTGGAAGTCATCAAGGAACGCCCTACAGAACTGAAGCAGTGGAAATGGTGCAAGCTCATCGGCGGCCATGACAAGCCGATAGACGAAACCGAATGGCTGGGAGAATACCTGCCCATCGTTGCAGTCGTCGGAAAGGAGGTCAATGTCGATGGCGAGATTGTGCGCAAGGGGATTGTTCGAGACTTAAAAGACCCCGCGCGAATGGTCAATTTTGCCTATTCCGAAACCGTACAGACTTTAGCATTACAGAACAAAGTCCCTTACATGGCCGCAGCAGAGGCTATCGAGGGGTACGAAGACAAATGGCGCACTGCCAATAACGAGAATCAAGCTTATCTGCCTTTCAATGCCTACGATGAACAGGGCAATGCGATACCCATGCCGCAGCGCCAGCAGCCTGCTGTTATGCCTGCCGCTCAGGTGCAATTGCTCCAGCTATCAACAGAGCAGATGCGCGCTGCCAGCGGCCAGCAGAATGCTAATTTCGGCATCAAGAGCGAGGCGCAATCAGGTATAGGGATTGAGCGCCTGAAAGTGCAGGGCGAAACGGCTACTTTCCATTTCCCAGACAACCTGGCGAGAGCATTGCGCTATGAGGCTAAGGTTTTAATCGATCTCATACAGAAATACTACGACACCGCACGAGTGGTAAGAATTCTTGGGCTTGATGGGCAGGAAGCGCATGCGCAGCTTGATCCGGATATGGACCAACCTTATCACGAGGTAGAAGACGAAAACGGCGAGGTTAAGAAGATATTCAACCCGCTGGTCGGTCAGTATGACGTGACGATAGACACAGGCCCAAGCTTCCAGACTCAGCGCCAGGAATCGTTTGCAGCACTTACTGAACTAGCAGGACGCGACCCTGCCTTGATGCAAGTTGCAGGCGATTTAATCATGCGCTCTGCTGATTTCCCGATGGCTGACCAATTGGCGGAGAGATTAGCCAAGACATTGCCGCCGCAGTTGCAAGACCAGCCGAAAGGCCAAATACAAATACCTCCCCAAGTACAGCAGCAGATGCAGCAGATGCAGATGCAGATGCAGCAGATGGATCAGGCATTGCAGGAGGCGCACGGTCAATTGCAAGAGGCGAATTCTGGCCAGCAGAAAGCCGCTCTGGAGGTCCAGGCGCAGAATGAGCGTGCTGCAATGGAAATGCAGTTTAAGCGCGCTCAGGCTGATATGGATGCGCAACTGGCAATCGAGAAAGCGCAGATCGACGCACAAACCAAGCTGGAAATAGCGAGATTAAATATTCAATCCGATGCCGAGATTGAAGAGATGAAGGGCTATTTCGCACTGCAACAAGCGCAAATGGCTCCGCCGTCTCCCGCATTGACCGCCGATGTTGAAGAGGATTTCAGCGAAGAGGAAACGCCAGTGCGCAAGGTTCTTACGCTCGTTGCGCCATCTGGTGCGGTTTATAACGGTAGATTGGAGAAGGGCGCGGACGGGCATTTGATTGAGATTACTGCCCCATCCGGTGCGACCTATCGCGGTTCATTGCAGGATCAACAAGAGGATTTGGTAAATGAATAACACACAAGCGCAAGAAGCGGTAATGACCATGACCATACAGATCACCCGCGCAGCAACTGGCAAGGTCGAAGAATACGAATTGATTGGCACACCTATAGCAGAGCCTGAAGTTAAGGAAGAGGAGAAATAACATGGCAGGAACGACCACACACCCGACAGCGTTTCGCACCACCGTAGCTGATTTAGTTACATCCACACTCAGCACAACTGCGAAATTGAAATTCCGCGCAACTGGTAACGCAAATGCGCCCGGAACGGCAGTGGCAACGCTTGCCATGTCTAACCCTGTTGCGCCTGGTGCAACAGCTGGCGTGCTGACATTTTCAAGCATTACGTCAGACACCAACGCAGCGGGCGGAACGATTGCAACCGCAACCCTGGAAACAGGTTCTGGCACGGTCGTTGTTCATTGCACAGTAGGGACAACTGGAGACGCGATCAACATCACCTCTGGCGGTCTTGTCGTGACTGCTGGAGATACTGTTTCCTGTTCTAGCCTGACGTATACCGCAATGCCGTGATGTGATGCCCCTTGCTCCGCCACCCGGTGCGCGCTCTATCTGCTGGAGCTGCAAATATTGGGACTGGCGGATTGAGATGTGCAAGGGCGGCGCAGCGGATTGGGTGAATGAATGTAAAAACCCGGCTGAATATTCGGCGGGGGATGATGTGACAGAGTGCGAGGGCTACGAACATGACATTACAAGATGAAATTACATCCGGCCCATTAGCGGCAACGCTCGCGCCGCATATTTCATCCGGGGCAGACGGCGAAGTAGCACGGCTGCTGTCTGTTGTATATCCATTGCTAACTCAGATGGTGGCAGATGGCCTGCTGACACAACCGCAGGTTGATGCATTCACGAAACGGATAGGAAGCCGCGCCGAACAAGCGTTTGGGGCTGGAACGGTTATTACTTGGAACGATGTAGCGAAGGCGGGGGGTAGATAATGGCGAGTTTCAAGAGAGCGTTTAATACTGCCGCATCGTTTACCTGCACGCTGGCATCGCTGGCATCCAGCACAAGCGGAGTGGGTAGGCAATCAACGATTATCGACAACAGCACCGGCTTGTACATAGATGCGCTGGTAATGATTAAAGTTAAGACAGGCGCATCCGGGGTATCGGCTACCGGATATATTGATGTCTACGCTATTGGCACAGTGGATGGCGGTACAACTTATACCGATGGCGCGGGGGCATCTGATGCAGGGCTTACGGTAGTAGCGGCAAGAAAACTCGGCTCATTTCCGGCAGTTGCGAATGCAACGACCTATACCAGCCAAGTGATGAGTGTAGCGCAGGCATTTGGTGGCGTGCTTCCGGCAAAATGGGGCATTGTCGTGGTAAATGTGTCAGGCGCTGCGCTGGATGCTACCGAAGGAAATCACGCCAAACTGTATCAGGAAGTCTACGCGACGGTAGCCTAATATGTCCGGCTTAACTCTTCCGGGCGCATTCAATTATCAGCCGCAGTTTTCGGTTGATATTGACCGAGATTCGCCTTACACCAACGGTCTATTGCTGGCGAATACGCCTCAACATGGCCTTAAAAATGCGGTACAAGGCTATCCAGATTTAGCAATCGTCGGCGCTCCAACCAGAGTAAACGGCCCTGCCGGTATTGGGCATAGCGGTCTTGATGCGTCAAATTACCTGACTTGGGTGCCGCCGACAGGGTTGACGGCTGGAACGGTCATGGTGGTTACGGATCGACCTTCTGGCGGTGTGGCGAGTTGTCCTTGGTTTATTGGTAGCAGCACGGCATCGGTTGACCTGTATCCATATAGCAACGACGGCATTTACATGGGCGCATGGGCCAATACGCGCTATATCAGTAACGTAGCTGTACCGGGCGGTGTTTCGACACTGCTTAAACCAAACGTGTTGGTTGCCGTAGGTTCGACTACTGCTAACACGCACGCCTGCTATAAAGATGGCGTATTGATCGGATCGGCAAACGCGACGTTTGCCTATGCTAGTACGATGCGCTTCGGCACGATCTCGGGTAACGTCTACCAAGGTAAATTCTACCTGATCGCAATTTGGAACCGGATACTTCCAAAGATTGCAATTGATGCGCTTGCATTAAATCCGTGGCAGATATTCAAATTCCCGGATCAGCAATTAGCTTGGGATGCTGCTGCGGCGGGTGGTACGCATGCATCGAGCGGAGCATTAACGTCTGATAGCGCAACGATTGCAGGCTCAGGAACGCATGTTGCATTACATCCTTCCAGCGGAGCATTGAGCGCAAGCGATGCCGTTGTATCGGGTAGCGCAACAAGGGTTGGATTAAGGCCGTCAAGCGGCGCATTAAGCGCAGGCGATGCCATTACCGCAGGAAGCGCAACCAGATACGGGCTAAGGCCATCGTCTGGCGATTTAACGGCTCAGAGCGCATCAGTAGCAGGTACAGCGGCCCATATTGGTATACATCAATCAAGTGGCGACTTAACCTCAGGCAGCGCGGTTATAGACGGAACAGGAACGGAAACGCCAGCGCCTGGCAATACGCATCCTTCCAGTGGGGCATTAAGCGCAGGAAGCGCAGGAATAGCCGGAACAGCGGCGCATATTGCGCTACATCCTTCAAGCGGTGCTTTGAGTGCAGATAATGCGACCGTTGCGGGAATAGCTGCACACATTGGAATCCATGCAAGCTCTGGCGCATTGGAGGCGCAAAGCGCGGTTGTTTCAGGTAGCGCAATTAACGGCATTGCTAGGAATAGTTCAGGCGGATATTTAGTCGAAACGCTGTCTGAGAAGCGCAGACTCAGAAGGCATTTGGAAGAAGCGCAAGAGGTTGTACAACGCATTAAGAAGCCGTCAGTCAGCCAGGATGCCGCGGAAGCGTTACAGGAAGATGCTGCGGAAATATCCAGGCAGCTTAAGGCAAGCATTGCCGAACTGGAAGCGGTGGCAGAGAACTACCAGAAGCAGTTGGATCAGAAAGCATCATTCAAGGCGTTTGCTGCAAAGCAGGAAGCAAAAGAACAGGCGCGGCAGATACAAGCATTGATGATTGACGCGCAGATACATGCAGAACTTGCGCAGCAGCAGATTGAAGAGTTGGACGTGGTGTTTATGGCCTTTGCATTGATGGCTTACGTTTAACAGAATCAACCCACGACTAACCGCCCATTGAGGCGGTTTTTTTACGCCTAAAGTTTTTAAGCAGGACGCCACCTGACGTTTCAGGGTCTGGGTTAATCCCCAAGGAAATAAGGAAACAAAACATGTCGGAAGAAATGACAGGGCAAGCATCGCCCGAAGTAATCGAACAGCCAGCAGCTACGCTGGAAAACGTAGCGGCCCCTGAAGTTGATACTGAGGCAACGCAGGGTGAAGAAACTCAGGCTGAGACTAAGACGTTTACTCAAGCAGAGCTAAACGAAATTATCCAGAAAGAAAAAGCGAAGGCTGAAGCAAAAGCAGAGCGCAGGGCGTTAAAGGCATATCGGGAAACATTGGAGAGATTCGCTCCAAAGCAAGAGCCGCAAAATCAAAATTTCGAAGAGGGATCAACTCGGTCACAAGCCGATATTGATAACTATGTAGAAATGATGATTGCGCGCAGAGAGAACGAACGAAAAGCGGAGTCTATTTATGCCGAGGCGCAGAAATTAACCGGCCTTGATCGTAATGAGATAAACGAAATTCCGTTCACTCAAGCTATTGCGGGAGCGGTTTTAAACAGTGATGTTGCCGGTAAGTTGTTGGCATATATGGCGACAAATCCCGATGAAGTTGAACGCATCACGCTGCTACCTCCAGCCCGACAAGCGGCAGAAATTGGGAAGCTTGAGATAAAACTTGCCAATCCACCCGCACCAAAAGTAAGTAAAGCCCCTGACCCAATCAAGCCGATTGGGAGCGCCAACACAAGCAGCTCCAAAGACCCGTCAGAGATGACAGATGCGGAGTTCAATGCGTGGCGCAGGCGGCAGATTGCTCAACGCAGGTAAACAGTTTTTGCCCTAACGCTGTGAAGCGCCGGGCATCTTTTTTTTCAAATTAACAGCGTCGTGAGACGCCTTAAAGGAGATTCAAATGGCGAATTCGCTAGTAACAATTGATATGGTAACTCGGGAGGCTTTGCGTATTGCACACGAAAAGGCTCAATTCATCGGCACAGTAGATCGTCAATATGACGATTCCTTTGCCAAGACCGGCGCAAAAATCGGTACTGCTTTGCGTGTACGCAAGCCAAATATGTACACCCGTACCACTGGCTCGCGTGTTATGGACGTACAAGATCAGTCCGAGGCAACCG